TGGCTTGCGCAGCCTGCTCAGCGCGTTGGTCCGCTTGTTGCACGAGCTGCGGCGCTGAGGGATTGGCGGTTGGCGCGGGATTGTCGCCAGGACCCATAGACTGCGGATTTTGTTGAGGATTTTGTTGTTGCTGGGGCGCCTGCTGGCCGATCGTGGCGTTTGGCATGACTCTTGCCGCACGTGGATCTACTGGATTTAGCGCCTGAGCGTAGATAAACCAGAGGCCACGAACGGCGCGAACGATGGGCTCGGGAGCGTGCATTCCTGCAGAGCGCAGCCACTCCAGTAGCTCCTCGCACATGATCACGGCATCGTCTTCCGGCTTCGGCTGGATTGGGATGCCGCGCATCATCATCTCGGGCACTTGCGAGCAGTAGGCGCGGTATGAAGCGTCAAGGTCAGGGCCGATGCCGGGGAGCTTCAGGCCCGCAACGAGCCGGAATTTCTTGATGTCCGGCATCCCTGTCACAGGGTCGTTGAAAACCCCCGCCTGCAATAGCGACTGCGCCTGCTGAAGACGTAGCGCCGGAACTTTAGAAAGTGAATCCTCTTCGGCGAGGATGAGATTCCAACCCGCCTTGATATCGCAGTCCGCCCAGCTGTAGGCCCGTGGGCGATCGGTGCCGTTGATGGCCCATTTACGGTCGCTCGAGTAGTACTTCTGGCCCAAGAGAACGATGCAGCGATGCATCTCGAGCCACTCCTCGAGATTCTCCACAATCATCGGCGCGACGGCTTCAGAGGCCTGCGATTCCAGCATCGCGGCGTAGCGGCCCGACTGGTCGCTTGAGGCCTGCCCCACTTCGTGCTCAGTGACGGCGAACTTCTCGCGGATGCTCTTCGCGAAGCGATCGAATTCAGTGTATGTGTAATTCGCGAAGGCCGGCGGCTGCATGTACGCGGGGCGCCCGCCGGGACCCGGCTTGTACTTCACGACCTCGCCGGGGACGGTGGTGAACCTGTCCACAGAGATGCCGTCGTTGTGTGCGGACAGCACCTTTGGGTTGTTCGTCAGCTCGCGGTTCTCTCGCGTTTGGGTCGTGAGCGTGTTGTGCTCGCCCTGCATCGGCCAGGCAGTATCGATCGGGGGGAGGCCCCAGAACTCGCCGGGGAGACGATCGGCGCGCGCGATGAAGAAGGGGAACCGGTCGAAGAGGTTGTAATAGGGGTTGTCCCGCACCTCCATGATGCGGTCGTTGCACATGTAGATGATGCGGCCGTTTTCATGCTCGCCGGTTGGCGCCTCGTGGAACTCGTGCAGGTACGCATGGTCCTTCAGGTACTGCGTGTCCATGTGCGAGTTGAGCAGGCCGATCGAGTAGGTCAAAGAGCGCGAGGCGTAGATCCCCTGCTGCTCGAAGATCAAAGAGGCGCGCTCCGGGAACGCCCTTTTGATGGCGGCGACGGGCAAGACGTGCCGCACGTTGCAATACTGCATGTCTTCGAGATCGGGGACGCCCGGCTCGGGGAAGAAGCTCCGCGAGTCGAGCATTTTGACAACCATGTCGCCTTCGCGAACGGTTTCGAGCACAGATTGAGCGCCCTGCGCAGCGCAGAGCGGGCAGGGGTTGCCCGGTTTTTCCGCGTCGCTCGTCCACTTACAGTTTGGGCAAGAAGCGAGCTTCCGCCCAAGTTTGTGATCCCAGCAGAGCTGCCAAATCCCCGTCCCACTCCAGACGAGACTTTCCATCGCCCGTTTGAAGTTGCGCTTGAGCTTCAGGTTGCGGAACTGGAAGTCTAGAAATGAATCGATAACCTCCGCGGCCTTGATGTCAGAGCGGTCCTCAGTTCTAGGAAGCGCAACGATCGACGGGATGATTTTCATCAACTTCCCGACGAACGCTCTGCTTGTTGGGAGCAACAGATTGTCTACCGACGGTAGAGTCTCGCCCTGCGCGTCGTCGAAGTTGACACGAAGAACGTCCCCAGATTCATTGCGCGCAATGTACTGCTCACCGCGCAGCTGGAGCCGGTTGAACTCCCACGAGCGCTCACGCGGCAATCTTGCCTGGTGGGCGTAGTCGATGAGGTACTTGCAGTTTGCTGCTAGCTCGCGCTCTTCCTCTTCCTCCGGGACGTAGCGCCGGTCGGGCGCCTGCCCGTCTACGATTCCGAACGGATCTTTACTGCGGGAGTTTTCCATTGCTTAGGGGATGTCCTTGAGCGTGCGAGCGACACTCACCGACGAGCACTCAGGGCAGGCGAGAACGATCTGCATTGCACCAGGAAAAATGGCGCGCTCTAGGATTTTGGGGGTCGCCCCCATGTAGCACGCTTTGTGTCCTTCCTGGGCGCGGAGCGCTGCGCCACGCAGATAGGTGCGCAAACTCTCAAGCGCCGCCCCCGGCCCAACATAGAGCAAGTTCTCAGGCCAGATCCGCCCACCATCTTCCATAGCATAAGAGCAGGGCATCAGTAGCCCGGCGCCGGCTGGTTCATCTTCTTGCTCTGCAACGCCTCGTCCTCGTTCTGCTGGACTACGGTGTCCTGGTAAGAACGCGACAGCTCTTTGTTCATCTGCGCTTTTTCGAGGAGTGACGCTGCCAGGTCGTCGTTTCCACTGACAGCGCCAGGAGCATCAGCCCCAGAATTGCCCAGCCCGTCCAGAGTGTACTGGTCAGGGTTGTACGAAAGCCGCTGGTTTCCATTGTCGTCCTTGAACGGGTTCGCGTCCTGCCAGGTGGGTGCTGGGCCGCTCATCAGTTGAGATTCCTGTGGGGCCATTGGCGCCGGAGCGCTCATGTCCATCCCGCTCACCTCGCCCGCAGTCGGGTAGCGCTCCTGCATGATCGAGCCGAGCGCATTCGAGTCAGTGACTGCGCCCGGGGGCGGCCCGAGAAATTTACTCATCATCGGATTCATAGATGCGCTTCTCCTCTGGGATGGTGTGCTCGAGGTTTCGATCGAGGGCCTTGAAGAACTTCCACTTCTTGCCGCTCGAATCGCGAAAGCCAATGACGCGCCGCGGGTGCGCCGTCATAACCGGCGTCGGGTCCTTGTCCGCCAGGGCGACCCCGACCTCAGTTTTCGGATTCGTATTGCGGCTCAGCTGGAGTTCTAGCCGAATCATCCCCAAAACCCGATAGATGTTGAAGAGCATCAACGCAATGAGGAGCATCGCGACAAAAACCATGACACTCATCGCCGCTTGTCCATCCCGGACCAGAATTTCATGGTCCGCTCATCGTTTGACTGCAACTTCTTAACCATCCGAAGCTTTTTCGCAAGGTCGTAGTCGTAGATATCGTACGCCTTCGTCACATAGACGGCAACTGCGGCGCTCATCACCCGGTCGTCGTGAATCCGATCCCCAACGCTCTGAAACGAGAAGGATTTGCCGCTGGCGCTCGGCATCTGGACGTAATTTTCGAGTTCCGCGAGCGAATCCACAGAACGGAGGATGATTTGCCGCCGCCCCGTTGCCTTATCCTTGATCACGGACTGCAAAAGTGAGATCATTTGCGGTTTTGACGCGACGTTCGTGTCGATGCCGTAGATTTGGTCGAAATTCTCCCGCGCGGCCGCGATGTCATTCACGTCCCGGAAGAGATTCCAGTAGGCCAACTCCTTGAGCTTCTGGATTGAAGTGTCGCCCGGGCCGTTCCGCTCAATCGCGAGGATGGCTTCGTTGTAATACAACGCGAGTTTCATCAAATCTTCGCCATAGAAGCTGGCGTTGATGTGCGCGTGGTACTGCGCGACCTGTTCGAGCATGATCCCGAAGCCGATCGGCGTCATTTTGAAGACATCCGCGCTCGAATAGTCGCCCTTTGTCAGCCCCCGCGCGACGTCCGCGCCGATGATGTACTGCTCAGTCGGGTCGGGCTTCTCCCAAACGCGCAGGGGCCCCTCTTCCTCGTGGACGAAGAACGCAGGATGTTCTCCAGAGAGCACGTTCTCCAGCATCTTGAACGTCATGCGCTCTGGGTCGAAGGGGTCCTCAACGATTTCCTTCCCGTCTCTTACGTATTTGATCCAGCAATTGCCGCGATCCGGCTCCCGGCACTCCGCGCGCATGTTCGCAAGCGTCACGAGGTCGAAGACCGCAATCTCGTTCGCAGCGACGGGGAGACCAAGCACGCGGCACTGGTACTCCGCCTCGGTCATAAGCTTTACACTCGCGTCGATTTCGTGCTTCGGCACGAGGCCGGCAGAGTACTGATCGATCGTGTGGAGAGAGACGATGGGCTGTCCGGTCTCGGGAATGACGTTGTTCTCAGAAGGGCCCTCCGCCGCCATCGTCAAAGTGCCGTGCGTCCACCAAGACTTGCCGAACTTCGGCGTCTCCGTGACGATGAGGCCGGAATTCAAAACGTTCTCGATGCGCTTCACCGCCTCCGCCCAGAACGGATAGCTGATCTGCTCGTCGAACTGACCCTGTGCATAGCGGGCGCCCTGCAAAACGTCCGGCCCCTCAACATCGGAGAAGAGCCGAAGTTGCGGTTTTATGTGGGGGCAGC